TAAATTAACTTAAATTAAATAAAATGGCAAAAAAAGAAAAGTTGGTTGACTTAAAACCAGAAAAAGTAACTGACGAACAATTAAATAAAATACAAACAATCGTTAGTAATATTAATAAAGCTCAAATGGAAATAGGTAGGTATGAAGCAGGTAAACATACTTTGCTGCATACAGTACAAAGTTTACAAGGAGAACTCAAAGTTATTCAAACTGAACTTGAAGAACAGTATGGAACTGTAAACATTAATATTGAAGACGGTACAATAAAATACCCAGAAAATGAGCAAGCTGATAAGAAAAATTAGTATCGGTAAAGATTATAAAAACGATGCTATGCACTATGCTGTTGGTCAAGAAGTATACGGTGGACATACTATTTGTGATATAATAGAAGAAGACGAAAAGTTTTCAATATATATTAGAAAAAATAAAGATGTTTTACCATGGAAAGACTTTAATAAAAACATGGCTGTATCAGTAGAGTATAATCTAGAATACTAATGAAAAGCGTTTACAGCTTTGTTGTAACGCCTATAGGAAAAAGATATAATAACGTAAAGAAGGTTGGAGATAAAGAGTTAATTATTAACACTGAAATCTTCAACCATCAATACGTTAACAGAAAAGCAAAAGTTATATCGACACCTATAATTGGTGATACAAGTATAGAGATAAACGATGATGTTATAGTTCATCACAATGTTTTTCGCAGGTGGCATAATCAGCACGGTATAGAAAAAAATAGCAAAAGTTATTTTAATGAAAAAACCTATATCGTACAGCCAGATCAAATATTTTTATATAAAAAATTTTGGGAGTGGCAATCACCTAAAGGTTTTTGTTGGGTTAAGCCTATAAAAAACAAAAACAAATACACTAATAGCGAAACACAAGAAAACATTGGTATTATAAAATATACTGACGGCAGTTTTAAAGTAAATGATCTCGTAGGTTTTACACCAATATCTAATTATGAGTTTGTTATTGATGGAGAGCTGTTGTATAGAGTGTACACTAAATTTATTACAATTAAATATGAATATCAAGGAAACGAAGAAGCTTATAATCCAAGCTGGGCACAAAGCAGTTGAAGAACTAATTAACGTTGCTAAAGAAAAAATTATTACAAACACAGAAGACGATGTTAGTACTGATAGATTAAAAAATGCAGCGGCTACAAAAAAGTTAGCTATATTTGATGCTTTTGAAATACTAAATAGAATACAAGAAGAAGAAAGTATACTTGAAGGTAAAGATATTGATAAAAAAGACAAAGTATTTAAAGGCTTTGCTGAAGGTAGGTCAAAATGAGTTACGAACAAACATTAGTTGAAATAATAGAACCTGTTAAACGTACGACTATAACTCGTATGAATAGAGGTAAAAAATGGAAATATGGATATAATAAAGAACACGATATTATCATTATATCAAAAAGCGGTACAATTGGCGAAATCATTGAAGTGCAAGGCTTACGAATTGCTTTACCAAAAGTGCCAACCAACCTGCACGTGCATGACAAGCGCAAATGGCAAAGATTAGAATATCCTAAAGAATTAGCAAGACTTAAAAATATATTTGATTGGAGGGCGTATCCTGAAGAGGCTAAAGATCAATGGTACGATTATATAGACGAGGAGTTTAAGCGAAGAGACGAAGGTTTTTGGTTTATGAATAATAACAAACCAACATATATAACAGGTAGTCACTATATGTATTTACAATGGAGTAAAATAGACGTAGGTGCACCTGATTTTAGAGAAGCTAATAGACTATTCTATATATTCTGGGAAGCTTGTAAAGCCGACAAAAGATGTTACGGTATGTGCTATCTTAAAAATCGTAGGTCTGGTTTTTCATTCATGTCTTCAGCAGAAACGGTTAACTTGGCTACAATATCAAGTGATAGTAGATATGGTATATTATCAAAAAGCGGAGCAGATGCAAAAAAAATGTTTACAGACAAAGTTGTACCAATATCAGTTAATTACCCGTTCTTTTTTAAACCGATACAAGACGGTATGGATAGACCTAAGTCTGAACTTGCTTATAGGGTTCCTGCAAGTAAGTTCACGCGTAAAAAGATTACTGCTAACGAAAAGCAGGAAGACTTGGTTGGACTTGATACTACTATCGATTGGAAAAATACAGGTGATAACAGTTATGACGGAGAAAAGCTTACACTGTTAGTCCACGATGAAAGCGGCAAATGGGAAAGACCTGATAATATATTAAATAATTGGCGTGTAACAAAAACTTGTTTACGTCTTGGTAGTAGAATAGTAGGTAAATGTATGATGGGCTCAACATCTAATTCTTTAGATAAAGGAGGTGATAACTTTAAAAAACTATACAATGACTCAGATGTATCAAAACGAAATCGCAATGGACAAACAAAGTCTGGCTTATATTCTCTCTTTATCCCAATGGAGTGGAACTACGAAGGATTTATTGATGAATACGGAGATCCAGTCTTTAATAATCCAAGTGATGATGTCTACGGACCAGACGGAGAATTAATAGATTACGGAATAATAGATCACTGGCAAAACGAAGCTGAAGGATTAAAAGGTGATCAAGACGCTTTAAATGAGTTTTATAGACAGTTTCCGAGAACTACAGAGCACGCTTTTAGAGATGAGACAAAAAATAGTATATTTAATTTAGTTAAATTATACGAGCAAATAGATTACAATGAAGAAATGTCAAGAACACTTGGTATTTCTATAGGTAATTTTCAATGGGTTAATGGAATAAAAGACACACAAGTTGTGTTTTATCCAGATCCAAAAGGTAGATTTAAAATAAGCTGGGTACCACCTAGTAATTTACAAAATAGAATAATAATAAAAAATGGTATTAAATATCCTGGCAACGACTACTTAGGTGCTTTTGGTTGTGATAGCTACGATATATCAGGAACTGTAGATGGCAAAGGTTCTAAAGGTGCTTTACACGGTTTAACTAAGTTTAGCATGGAAGACTGCCCACCAAATCAGTTTTTTTTAGAATACATAGCTAGACCACAAACAGCAGATATATTTTTTGAAGATGTACTTATGGCTTTAGTATTTTACGGCATGCCATTACTTGCTGAAAATAACAAACCAAGATTATTGTATTATTTAAGGCGTAGAGGCTATAGAGGCTACAGCATGAACAGGCCAGATAAAATATGGAATAAATTATCTACAGCTGAAAAAGAAATAGGTGGTATACCAAATACAAGTGAAGATATAAAACAAGCTCACGCCGCTGCTATTGAAATGTATATTCAAAACCACGTTGGTATGAATAGTCAAGGGCAATTTGGTAATTGTTATTTTAACGAGTTGTTAAATGACTGGGCAAAGTTTGATATAAATAAAAGAACTAAGTTTGATGCTTCTATTAGCTCTGGTCTTGCTATAATGGCTTGTAATAGGCATTTATATAGACCAAATGCCAAAATAGAAAAACCAAAAGTAAATATAAGTATTGCTAAATATTCAAACCAAGGCAATACATCTAAATTAATTAAAAAATAAATATGGCAGAGTCTGCAAAAGGTTATTTTCCAAGTCAAGTTGTAAGCGACGCTGAAAAGCTTAGCTATGATTACGGTTTAAAGGTAGCAAAAGCTATTGAAGCTGAATGGTTTTACGACGACAACAATCAATCAAGATATACTAGTAATAAAAATAATTTTCACGAATTAAGGTTATACGCTAGAGGTGAGCAATCACCACAAAAATATAAAGATGAGTTATCTATAAACGGTGATTTGTCGTATTTAAATTTAGACTGGACACCTGTTCCAATAATACCTAAGTTTGTTGACATATTAGTAAATGGTATGTCTCAAAGAACTTACGATATTAAAGCTTATTCTATAGATCCATTTGGTGTTAAGCAAAGAACCAACTACATGGAAGCTGTTTTAATGGATATGGAGTTGAAAGATATAAACGATGCTAATGAAGTACAGTTTGATGTAAACACTAGGCAAACTGATATAAATTTACCTGAAAGCAAAGAAGAGTTAGAACTACACATGCAGTTAGATTACAAGCAGCCTATAGAATTAGCTGAAGAACAAGCTTTAAATTTATTGTTTGAAGGAAATAAATTTGATTTAGTACAAAAACGTTTTTATTACGATTTAACTGTTTTAGGAATTGGAGCTGCTAAAACAGACTTTAATACTTCAGAAGGTGCTGTTATAAAGTATGTTGACCCAGCTGATTTAGTTTATTCATATACTGAATCTCCTTATTTTGATGATATATATTATGTAGGTGAAGTTAAAATGATACCAATAAACGAACTAGCTAAACAGTTTCCGTTTTTAGAGCAAGAAGATTTAGAAGATATAATTAAAAACAAAAAAACATACCAGCGTAATTACCAAAAAGGATCTTCTGGTTACAAAGAAGAAGATAACAACAAAGTTCAAGTTTTATACTTTGATTATAAAACTTATATGAATGAAGTTTATAAAGTAAAAGAAACTGGTAGTGGGGCAGAAAAAGCTATAGCAAAAGATGACAACTTTAATCCACCACAAGACAAAGAAGGTAATTTTACAAGACTACATAGAAGTATAGAAGTTTTATATGAAGGCGCTTTAATATTAGGTAGCAATAAACTTTTAAAATGGGAGTTGTCTAAAAATATGATGCGACCTAAAAGCGACTACACTAAAGTTATGTTAAATTATAGTATTGTTGCTCCACGTATGTACAAAGGTAAAATAGAAAGTTTAGTAAGACGTATTACTGGTTTTGCTGATATGATACAGCTAACACATTTAAAACTACAACAAGTGTTAAATCGCATGGTACCAGATGGTGTTTATTTAGATGCTGATGGATTAGCTGAAGTTGATTTAGGTAACGGTACAAATTATAATCCACAAGAAGCGTTAAATATGTTTTTCCAAACTGGTAGTATTATTGGAAGATCTTACACTCAAGAAGGTGATATAAATGCTGGTAAAATACCTATACAAGAAATAACTAGTGGTAATGGTGGTAATAAAATACAAGCTTTAATAGCTAATTATAATTATTACATGCAAATGATTAGAGACACTACAGGTCTTAATGAAGCTAGAGACGGTAGTACGCCTGATAAAAACGCTTTGGTAGGTGTTCAAAAACTAGCTGCAGCTAATAGTAACACAGCAACAAGACACGTGTTGCAGGCAGGTTTATTTTTAACAGCAGAAATAGCAGAGCAGTTATCGCTTAGAATATCTGATATACTTGAGTACTCACCTACAAAAGAAGCTTTTATACAAGCTATAGGCTCTCACAACGTTGCTACGTTACAAGAAATAGAAGACTTGTATTTATATGACTTTGGTATATTTATACAGCTTCAACCTGATGAAGAAGAAAAGCAAATGCTTGAAAACAATATACAAGTAGCTTTACAAAAAAATAGTATAGAGCTTGAAGATGCTATAGATATTAGAGAAACTAAAAATTTAAAATTAGCAAATAAACTTTTAAAATTAAGAAGAGGTAAAAAAGAGCAAAAAGATAGAAGATTACAAATGGAAAATATTCAAGCTCAATCTCAATCTAATGCACAAGCCGCTCAACAAGCTGCTCAAGTTGAAATGCAGAAAAGTCAATCTATGGCTCAAACAGAAATACAACTTGAACAAGTAAAATCTCAATTAGAGTTGCAAAAATTACAACAAGAAACAGAAGTTAAAAAACAATTAATGCAACTAGAGTTTCAATATAACATGCAGTTAAAAGGTGTTGAAACACAACAAGCGTTAAATAGAGAAAAAACAAAAGAAGATCGTAAAGACGAAAGAACTAGAATACAAGCTTCTCAACAGTCTGAACTTATAGATCAAAGAAAAGGTGGTAAAACACCTAAAAACTTTGAGTCAATGAGTAATAATATTGGAGAAGGCTTTGATCTAAGAAACTTATAAATTTATTAATTATTATTATATTATATTATGGAAGAAAACAAAGAAGTAGTTGAAGAAACTACACAAGACAACGTTGTAAAAGTTGATCTTAAAAAACAAAAAAATACAGATGACGATGTCATCAAAGTAGATTTAACTAAAAAACCAGAAACAGATGCCGTTCCAGAGCAAAGCACAGGTGAGGTTCCTGTACGCGACGAATCCGAAACTAGCGAAAAAGTACTCGAAGAAAACGTCGAAAAAACAGATGAAAAACCTACCGGAGAAGAAGTCACCGAAGAAGTTCAAGATGAAAAACCTGTTGTTGAAGAAATAACAGAAGAAGAAAAAATTGAAGAACAAGTAGAAGAATTAGTTGAAGAAACTAAAGAAGCTATAACCGAAGCTCAAGAAACAGGCAAAGAACTCCCAGAAAACATACAAAAGCTTGTAGATTTTATGGAAGAAACTGGTGGTGATATAAACGACTATGTTCGTCTTAATCAAGATTACAGTGTGTATGATGACAATAGTGTGCTAAGAGAATATTATAAACAAACTAAAAAACATCTAACTGATGATGAGATTAGTTTTTTAATGGAAGACTCTTTTCAATACAACGAAGAAGAAGACGACGAAAGAGAAATAAAAAGAAAAAAATTAGCGTTAAAAGAGCAAGTTGCAAACGCTAGAACCTACTTAGACGGGCAAAAGTCTAAATATTATGAAGAAATTAAAGCCGGGTCAAAGTTGACTACTGAACAGCAAAAAGCTGTAAATTTTTTCAATAGATACAACAAGGAATCTGCGGAAACTAAAAAAGTTGTAGATAACAATACTAAAATTTTTGAACAAAAAACTAATAATCTTTTTAACAATAAATTCAAAGGATTTAACTTTGATGTTGGTGAAAAGAAATTTAGATTTAATGTTAAAAATGTAAATGATGTTAAGCAAAAACAAAGTAGCTTACAAAATTTTATGACAAGGTTTGTCGATAAAAACTCTACTTTAACTGACGCTGAAGGTTATCATAAATCGTTATTTACAGCTATGAACGCTGACGCTGTTGCTAAACATTTCTACGAACAAGGCAAAGCTGATGCTTTAAAAGAAAGCATTGCTAAGTCTAAAAATGTTGACATGAACCCAAGACAAGCTTTTGGTGAAGTAGAAACAGGAGGTGTTAAAGTAAGAGTGTTAGGCGATAGTTCTAATGATTTTAAGTTTAAAATTAAAAATAAATAACAAATTTAAAATTAAAAAATTATGTCAATTCAAGGAGGAAATAATTTAAATAGTGTACCTGCTTCAATTAAGCAAACACTAAATAATAATTATCTCGATTTATCGTCCGAAGCTGGTAAAGGCTGGGCGCAACAATATGTTCCAGATTTAATGGAAAAAGAGGCTGAAGTTTTTGGGCCTCGTACAATTTCTGGTTTCCTATCACAAATAGGTGCAGAAGAAGCTATGACTGCAGACGAAGTAGTTTGGTCAGAGCAAGGTAGATTACATTTATCATACACTGGTCGAGTAACTAGTACTAACGCTGGTGCTGGTTTAGGTGCTGCTGGTGCTGGTACAGGTGCTACTGAAATAACAATTAACAAAGAAATTGATGGTGCTGCTGTTACTTCTTCTGGTACTGTGGTTGATCACGGTATTAGACAATCAGACACTATTATCGTTTCTAATGCTAACGGTGTTTTCAAATGTTTAGTTGTTGAAGTATTAGGTAACGTTATAGCTGTTGCTTGTTATACTCAAGCTACTTTAGCTGCTACATCTGGTGACAATGATACTACTATATTAGTTTATGGTTCTGAGTTTGCAAAAGGTAAATCTTACACTAACGCTGCTGGTACAGCTGCTGCAGATGGAAGAGGTGCTAACGAGCCTCAGTTCAAGTCATTTAGAAACAAACCAATTATTATGAAAGATTACTACGAAGTATCAGGATCTGATGCATCTAGAATTGGTTGGGTAGAAGTTTCTGCTGAAAACGGACAATCAGGTTACTTATGGTACTTAAAAGCTGAAGCTGACACAAGAGCTAGATTTACTGACTACATTGAAATGGCAATGTTAGAAAGTGAATTATCTGCTTCTGATGGTTCTTCTACTTTAACTGACTCTGCTTTCTCTATGTACGGTACAGACGGAAACCAAACAGGTACACAAGGTTTATTTGCAGCTATCGAAGATAGAGGTAATGTAACTACTGGTGTAACTGGTGTTAATGCTTCTACTGATTTAGCTGAGTTTGATGCTATCTTAGCTGAGTTTGATAAGCAAGGTGCTATTGAAGAGTATATGATGTTTGTTAACAGATCAACTAGTTTAGCTATTGATGATATGTTAGCTTCAATGAACTCTTACGGAGCTGGTGGTACATCATACGGTGTATTTAATAACTCTGAAGATATGGCTTTAAATTTAGGTTTCACTGGTTTCAGAAGAGGTTCTTATGACTTCTACAAGTCTGACTTCAGATACTTAAACGACAAAGCTACAAGAGGTGGTAT